CTGGTCAGACGGTTAGACTGAAAGCACCGTACCACTACGACACCAGCAGTACATATTGTTCTGCTCGCAATCACCATGCTTGGATTAGAATGGACAACATAAAATTAATAATGGAGTGACTTTAAATGGTAACATGTGAAGAAACAAGGGCAGCTCTGGTAGCTGCCATAGAAGAAGCAGAAACGAACTATGAGACAGTTGTAAAAGAGCAGCTTGCTATGTATCCTTTCGATGATACGACTGCTTGGGATCAGCTTTCAGCTGATGAAAAGGTAGCTGAGTGGAGTCGCAAGAATCAGGCTAAAGGGCTCATAGACATGGCAAAGAACGATCTGGCAGTGTATGACGGCAAGAGGATGTCATTCTACAACTCAAGAGATGAAACATTCAGACTGCTTGAAGAAGACAAGAATGCACAGATAGCAGCTATTGAGGAGCAGTACAAGACTGACCGTGATGTAAAAGCTGCTGAACTGCAGGACAAGGAGAACTATGCCAAGGCTACGAGTGATTGGGAACTGACCAATTACACAGCAGATTGGAACTCAGCATAACCGGAACACCTGAAACATGGCTCTGTTTCCCCTCATATTTCCGTTCAGGTTTGGATATAACTCCACATCGTCATATAACTCCACATCGTCATATAACCAGCATAGTGTATCTGCACGCATGTTGATAGAGGATAATGACGGTGATATCTACACTGCAACGGTCACGAACTTCCAGATAGATCACTCGTCGGTTGTACCCACGGCCATCATTGACATTGAGATCAACGTGGCAGGTGCAACAGATGCTTACATCTCACCCATTAGATTTGATAATATAGTCAGGCTGCAGGTGGATGAACGTATTAACGCACGTGAGAGCAGCGTATATGTGGATAAGTTCGAGGGAAGGGTCACAAGTATCCAGTCAGAGCTTTCAAACTCAAATCGTACCAGGCTTACCTGTAGAGGGCACGAAGAGGAACTTCTTTGGAGTCCGATAACTGCTGCATATAGTGCCAGCAGTACGACAACCGGATCCATTCTGTCCTCTCTGTGTGGGTCTTATCTGTCCAGGCTAACCGGGAACTCGATGATAGATATTGCAGACAGTACTACTATAACATCTTTCAACGTTAAGAAAGACTCCAAGTTCATGGTGGATGTTGTCAGCGACCTTTTGCAGCTTGAAGGGTATGCTTACAGGTTTGGAACTTCGACAACGTACAACAGTGACGGCACACTGGCCTCTGTAACGCCAGTATGGGAGCCTGTACCCACAGCAGTATCAGAAACACTTAGGGTGCTTGAAGGCACGGGCAGGCTCATATCTGCACGGTTCAGAGCAGGAATAGAGGGGCTTGTCAAAACATCAATTGTTTACGGAGAATCCGGAGAACCACAAAAGCGAGGATCCTATTCAAACACCTGGACATCACACGACTATGGCAACCGGTACAGCATTGAAACTGACCGGAGCATTGCATCTGATTCACTGTGTGCCGATCTTGCCGAGCAGATAGCCATAAACGACGGAGAGGAGAGCCTGAAACCTTCCGGCACTTTGACACTGTTAGGTATGCCGGACGTTCAAAAAGGGGATCTGATAACTGTAAATATTCCTTCTGTTATCATCAACGGGGAGCAGATCAAGGACAGTTTCAGAGTTCAGAGGGTCGGCCGCGTTTACAGTCAGGGACAGGTAGCCACAACGCTTGATGTAGGCAGTATTGAACTTAGAGAAGGGGACATTATAGCCCGTGGCCTGGTAGCTTCAAAACGCAACAACCTTAATCTTATTGATTGAGCAGAGGAGTACCATCTCGTAATCACCTAAATACGTACTTCATTCTTTCCCATCTGCTCATCTTTTTTATTTCCGCTTCTTCCTGGTCCCGCAGGTCCTGAGCGATCTCTATAAGGGGTTTTGACTCGATCTTATGTGAAAGTGTCTGCTGGGTTATCTGAGCCCTCTCGATTTGAGCATCTTTGATAGTGATCTGTTCTTTCAGGTATTCTATGTAATCGAGGTAAACACTATCCTGCGAGTTGTTGTTTCCGTTTTGTGAGCTTTTCTTATCATCGTTTCCATTTTTTTCGGAATCGTGCACATATCGTTTCTCAAGCTGCTCTATTACAATTTCAGCCTTTGATTTTTCTGATAACATTTCTTCCTTTTCGATCCTCTCCAGTAGTTCAGGAGGGATCCTTACACCGAGCGGAACTTTTGCCATGGTCATCACCGTGGACAAAATGTAACCTTTATATTATTTTATTTTATTTATTGAGTATTGCAGCCACTTGTTTACAAACCGGAAATGCTATAATCCAGAGTTATAAACTTCTTGTATTCATACATACTGTAGGCTGTCAGGTACACTCAACTGAAAAATAGAAAATTAAAACGCTATCGGGTAATATGTGGATATTCTTTTGTTCAGCTAACCATTCCATAGACTATATGCAATAATTATTTTCTACCGACAACCCCACGATGTTATGGGTAAAAAAGCTGTAATTCGTAAGCGTTAGATGAAAGTTTAATCAGTGTACTTAAAATCCCATCTGCATGAAAGGCCATCTAGAATGACAGTTGCATTCCATGTATCTGTTAGATCCTCACCGTGGAGTTGTTTGATATCAAGTTTAAAGCGGTGGTCTGATAATGCCTCGACTTTAACGGGTATCATCTCAGAGCATTCTATTAAGTCTAAGCTATTCTTCCAGCTTGAGAATATGTGGCTAAAATTGGTTTGTTGATAGCCTGTCATTTTTAGGCTGCCTGGTATGTTGTCAATCTCCCAAAATGGTAATTCTTCGTAATCATCCACTTAAATCACTCCTATTCATCCATACTTAACATCTTACTTGCCCCCATATCTTCCGTGATAAGCCAGTCCATGGCTATGGTGATCTTCTGACCGTCCAGGGTGAGCAGGCATATGTGTTCACCTTCGTTGATGACAGCATATACTTTGATACCCCACTGCTCTTTGATGAAGTCATATAGAGCCCGGGCTTTGTCGTTGAGCTGGAGCTCGTTTGATTTTTGAACTTCCACATTCATTCCTTCTTATGTTGTTCATAGATCAGCAGTAGGGTCTTGATAACTGAATCTCTGCTGCTGTGGCCTTCTTCTCTTTTGATCCTGTCCAATTCCTCGACGGACTGCTCTGATACGTCAATCTTCATATGTATTGATATGCTTCACAGCTATATAAACCTATACCTTAGAGTTACTTAAAACACTACTTAATAAGTACATTTATATATCATTAGGTACTATTAGTAACTGCAACAGCCAGAACAACTGAGTCACTGAACGAATTAACACCGAGCACAGGAAAGCTCACAGACATGGGTGTTCTGGCGGTTGACAGAGTTAGGAACGAATTAACATGGAAGCAACGCTATTTGTGTGCCCGTCAAGGCACAATGGTATGACTCGTGAGGATCTTCTCACAGAGTCGGATGTCAAGCATTTCGTGGAGAATGTGGCCGGCATCGGAACAGTTCAGAGAGCTATCAAACTGACCGCAGATGATGGTCATGATGTAGCAGGCAATTGTCGCAGTACATTGAAACATGAGGACATGTGGCAGGTATCTGCATCTGCTGATAGTCGTCACGATAATGCAATTCTCGCAGTACCTTATTCTCTTGCATTGCCATCTGACATGGCCGATAGAGCACCGTATATGGACGTAAACCAAGACATCGGAGTAGTTACAGAACTCTGATCCTTTTCTTTTTGGAGTGTTGAAAAATGTCCAATAACGGCAACGAAATAAAGATCAATGAGATTACGATCAAGAGGAAAGTAAACCTCGGAAACTACGAGAGTCTGGAAGTGGGTGCCAGCATCAGTCCAAGTTCTGACAGTAGCACTGATGCAACTGTGGACGCTCTTATTCTGCAGCTTGATTGTGAGCTGCTCAATGCAGTTGAGAAGATAACAAACCGCAAGGCCGGTGTGGGAGCTGAGTAAAATGGAACAGCAATATGTCAGCTATATCATTGATAGCACTGATCCGGATTATAAGGCCGCATATCTACTCATGAACGACCTGACAAACACAAAGGGCGAGCAGACCGAGTTCATAACTGATGGTGGGGAGGTTTCACTAGTAGGCCTTGGTAGAGTATCTTATTCTAATGATGATGAGCTGGTCGATAAGTGCAGAGAAGTCATGCAGGAGCTGGGGATATGAGAGTGACAGTCGACAAGGTGTCGGAGTTCCATCCCGGCAAAGTATTCGATATCACTGACTGGTTCTGCGAGAAGAACGACATCTCGTACAAGGAAGCCATTGTAGAACATGAGACTCCGAAAGCCTACTCCATGAGGTTCACGGACGGGGCGCAGCACTGGGTTCCAAAGTCTCTCTGTAAGGAGATAAAGATCGAGGCTACTACTCTGGAGGGCTATGTATGAGAGCCACTGCCGGAGAACTTCGCAGCAGGGTGTCAGAGGCTAGGATCATGCAGATACGTGGATGGTTCAGGTTCTACAGGTGGTAATATGGTACGCAAAGAGATAATAGAATATCTTGATAGTATCAAAAAGCCTCCAGTCATATTTAATTCAAAATCTGTGGTGCATACTGTTAATTCTGATCGCAAATGCAAAAGCTACAATGGAGAGCTTACAGCGAAGCGTCGAGCATGTACTCAGATGTTGAAAGCTAACTGCATACCGGGATGGGATATTCAGCCACTTGATAAGAAGCGTTTCATCGCCAGGAGGGCTTAGATGGTTGCAGTAGGCAGACGCAAGCATAACAGCTATGCAAGAATGTTTTTGAACAGATTTAAGAGGACTAATCCAGGCAAATTTGCCTGATATTTTTTTTGAGCGAATCGGGCTTTCCTAAAGCCCATAGTAAAGGAAGGTGTAAAAGATGGGAATAAAATATTCAGATGAAGATAACTTAATGCCCGTGCTTGCCGTCCGGCAGCCATGGGCTTCACTTATCGAAATGGGCTATAAAACCATTGAAGTAAGGAACATGAATACACATTTCCGTGGTCCTATAGCAATCTATGCCAGTAGATCAAAGCCCAGAAAAGCGGATTTGGCATTATTTGAAGACAGTATTGTATTTGCTGATGGAGGCGATTGCTTGCCCTATGGTGTGATTATAGCCAAAGCTCAACTATCGGGGTGTAAAAAGCATGTTGATAAGAGTACTTTTGACATCATGAAGTCAAAGCATCTTGCACCAATGTCATACTATCAACCTGGTAAAACATGTCTGTGGATGCTGAATAATGTGCAAACTATTCAGACAGTTGAGTATAAAATGAATGGCTCTATTGTATGGGGAAATGTTGACAGAGATCTTATCAAGGTGGTTTAATGGGATTCATAAGATGCCGTGACCTCAAGGAAGCAAAGCGCAGGATATCTGAGCTTAAAAGCAGCATCAAAGAAGTAGATGTTCAAAACAAGAAGATTAAGGATTTGATAGACAATAACAAAGCTCAGATAATGTCATTTCAAGAAGAAATATCAGATTTAAATATTGAAATATTTGCTTATGAGGATGAAATAGAAGATAATAAGGAGTGGCTATCAGAAGCAAATGCAGAGCTTGAAAAGTTGCAAGGATTGTTTGAGGACAACGAAGTAAGGGCATGTGATAAGCCAAGACCTGAATGTGAGCGTCCTCTAAGTTCATTTCGTCTTGTAAAAAATACCTAAGCTCACAAGTAAAGGAAGTTTTCACATGGATGACGAAACAATACAATATTATGCAACAGTGGTCCACGATGCAATGACAGAGCAGCAGGATCCAAAAATACTAAATGAGATTTCTCATTTTTTAAAATCTCTGATTCACAAGTAGAGGAGATCATAGTGACAAATGGTAGATTGGGATATACAAAATTTGTCTGTGCTCATTGCCACAGGGAAATAGAGTCAGGTGCAAAAGCATTGCGGGATGTATGGATATGTCCTAAATGTTTTGAATCATTCCGACAGGTTCGGGATGCGTGGATCGAAGGTAGAAAAATAACAATTCAGGCAGGCATATCCTGTTATGCCTGAACTGCCAAATAGAGGAAACTATGACAAAAGAAGAACGCTTAAAAGACCTGATTATATTTTTTAGTATAGGCGCTGCTGTTCTTTTCATGTATGCATTTTTAGCAAAGTGGTTACTATGAAAACATATATTGCAATATTTGAAGCCAGTTATAAGACCGAAGCACCAAACATACAACAGGCATTAATCAACATCTCTCAGGAAATCAAAGATAAAATAGAAACTATCAATTTTGAAATAAAGTCTATAGATGTTGAGGAAGATTGTTAATTTCTAAACCGCCAAGGAAAGGAAGTGTTAAGAAATGCCAAAAGCTAAAATCGGAGGAAAATGTCGGATATGTGGCCGGCACTATTCAAGAAAAGGCGATTGTGTTAAGCATGTTGAAAAAGAACATGCCGGCAAAGAGACTGATGTAATAGATATTCAAAAAAGCACAAAGAACAAGTATTCTTAAGAACTGATTATTATTTTGTAGTTGAAGAAAACAATACAAAACAATTGATTGATGTAAACAAGAGCGAATATTACACATATGATATAGGCGAATGGTATAACTATACGAGTCCTAGAAATATATTAAATTGAGGAATGAACATGCAATGGAAAGTAAAACTTGATAATAAAGAATGTCCGCATCTTATTGAAGATCAAGACGCTAAGTTCTGCAGATTGTTACCTATAAAAAATGATGATGATTGTTATGAGTTTTGTACTGATTACAACTGTCCGAGGTGGATAAAATGAGCAAGAAAACACATATTAGAAGGCTAAGTAAACCAGGGATGACCGTATTGCAAACAATATATGTAAGAACTGTTATTTATGCTTTTCTAACTGTCTATATTTTTAATATTTGTGTTGTACTATTTGTTCAAAAAACATAATTAATTTATAAATACTATATTGTATTGTAGCTTAATAAAATTAATTAGGGTACTTTGTATGACCCGTCCCCTACTGCCATTATGCTGCCTTCTCTTCTGAGTCTCATTAACAAGCCCTTCACTTTATCAGCGCCTATACCCTTTGAACCACAGACGCTTATCAGTTCGTCCTCGTGATCGTACCCGTCACGGATGAGCTCCATAACCATCTTGATAAGGTCGCGCTGGCTGTGACTCATGCCTACATCGATGACCTCATAATCAACCATACCTGAGTTTACGGGCTGGCCGGAGATACTGCGCAGGGCGTATTCCATGATCCTGATAGCTTCCTGGGCGTGAGCGTACTCCACTTTGTCCGATAGTTCCCTTCTGGCGATAGCTGTGGCGACTCTGAAAGTGCTCTTAAGTGCTCTTCCGGAGATGCTTGCCTCTGGTCCGAAGTCTGCCTTGATGTTGATAAAGTGGTTCGTTATAACCTCACGTGCGCTATCGGTGAGCACTGGCCTCTCTTTTGACCTTGCATAGAGTACATATTTGCGCAAAAAGTCCAGGGATGCAGTTCTTTCTGCCTCGTATGGGTCGTTCTTCTGGTTCACTCTTGCTGATCGTATGGGTTTTGCGAAATTGTCGGCTATCTGGTGAGCTATTTGTTCATCCCATCCGGGTTCGTGGATCTCGGGTACTGATACAATGATGTCAATCCTTTGTTTGAAATATTCCGCACATTTGAACTGGTCGATTACGGGATATGTGGGGTCGATCTTTCCACCGCCGGAAGGGTTCGCGGTCATAATTACGCTGCACCGGCTCTGAAACTCTCCCATGCCGGCCTTTCCAACGTCCTGCTTCTGGTCCTCAAGCACTGGAGCTGTTTTTTCAAGCTCGCTTGCTTTGATCTTATCAATTTCATCTATTCCGACAGTGGATCCGTCAGCGTGAGCTAAAAATCCCGGTTTGAGCATCCATTTGCCGTCAAGCTCGCTTTTTTCTGCTACACTTGTCAGACCTACTCCGGAGCTCATCTGTCCGGCTTTATAAGTTTGTGGACCGTAGCCCCTGGGGGATATCCTGAGTACGTCCTTCATTATTTCGGATTTACCTGTACCGGGGTCGCCGAGCATCAACACGTGCACTGATGAACGGTTGCTGCCCGCGTCTTTGATATCCCACGTCCAATCGCTGAAGAGTGGGATTGTGGCTATGGTCTTTTCGATATCCCTGCCGAATATCTGCGGGGCGGTGTTTCGTACAATGAAGTCATGCACTGTTGATAGGCCGTGCTCGTTCGTATCTTTGACAAGCTCGTCGAATGTTTGGCACTCTTCTTCGCTGGGGAAAGGTGTTAGGGAGTCATCGGCTGCAATTACATTGTTGACAAGCATCACATGCTCGAAAGCCACGCTTTTTGCTTTACTGCCCTTGTCCTGTCTTTGCATCTCTGATACTTTGCCGGTGATGATAACATTCTTACCAAGTATGCTGGTGTCTCCTGTGCAGAGATCTCCTTCAACATAACAGCGTATCTTTGATGCTCCGTTTATCTGGGTGTTTGATGATAGGATAATTAGCTGTCTGTTCACCCACCTGGTTTCGTCCATATTTAGTTTGAATGGTCCTCTTCTGCCACACGTTTCCTCTTCACATTCAGCAGGTTCGACCATGGTACCAAAGCGCCTCTGTGGCAATACTGTAGTGTGCCCACATCTCAAGCACTCGAATGCTGCGTCGGTGGGTATCTTGTCAACACTTGTCATCTCTAAAATGCGCCCTCTCACAGCCGAGAAAGTGCTAAAGTCGATGTCGTGTATATCCTCGACGTTCTTGACGTACTGTGTGGGTAGATTATAAAACCTTACCTCGAAATTTCTGGCAAGTTCTTCGTGGTTTTGTGAATGGTTGACCCGTGGTTCGAGATAGTCAATAAATTTCTCTTTGAAGTACTCGACCATTTCATCATATTTATCTGTGAAAAGATCGGCTGCACGGAAGCCGCGCAAAAAATCAATAACCTCGTAGTCTATCTCAACAAAGCACTGGCCGTTGTCGAGAGTTTGCTGGAACTCTGAAACAATGTCCGGGTTTCCTGCCTGTCCGGAGAAGTATATCTCAAGCCAGTCCCTGAACCACATGGTTTCGTTGTTGGCCTCGGTGGCAAGTTTTCCTGCTTCCCTAACAAGTCTTTGATATTCGCTATACCCGTATTCGGTGAAGCGGTACTCCGCAGGACTTGTTCCGGGGACTGCTTCAACTATTGGGATATTACCAATTGATTTTTGTTTTGCAGCACCTAAATAATAGAAAGCGTTTTTTGCTCTCGTTGCTGATAGTTCAAGTCCATCACTGATTGCATTGATGATATCAGTTCTGAGCATCGATTCAGTTTCGGTGACATTAAGATCACCAAGTGCAAGAATAGTATTGTCTCTTTGAGACTCGAACGGTCCGGTCATCAGACTGCACCGCCGGGTGTTTCTTCGTTTCGCATTTTTTATGACTCCTGTCAACTCGTCGTGTTAATTCGTTCATTCGTTGAGTTTATCCGTAGTGTTCAACTTCTTCCTTGGCGATCCACTCCTGGAGAGCCTCTGTCGCAGCTAACGACTTGGCACCATGCTTACCGCCATACTTCTTCATTGCAGTAGCATAGAACTTATCCCGGAGTTCCGGATCAACCGTTATATTCAGTTGTTCCTTTGTCATGATATTTAATAAGTTGTCTTAGTATATAAACATGTCTAGATTTCTAGGAATATAGATATTGTTGTGGTATTCTTTACAATTTATATTAAAAAGAAAAAGCCATATATTAAGGTTACTAAGCGTTTATATACTTCCTATTGATTAGTAATAGAATAAGATAATGGAACTTTTTTTTATTATTATTAGTATTATCACTATCAGTAGAGAGGTTTCACAAGAGGTTGCACAGGGGTTGCACAATCTCTTTAACCTATATCATGCAACCTCAAAAAATTAAAGCTGTTAAAAGTTTCATGGATGTTGTTAACGTTTATGTCACTACAATTATGAGTTCCAGGTTTCATGCAACCTCTGGTTTTTAGTGCAACCTCTTAAGGTAAAAACGGCATCTATCTCCGTGAAACCTCTACGCATACTAAACTTTTTGGGGTTGCACAGACTTGTCATTTTTTCTATGCAACTACTGTGAAACCTATCATGAAACCCTTCTACTGCTATTATTTTCCTTGTTTTTAGGGTATTTTTTCTTTATACTTTCTATTTCGGATTTTAAAGTTTTCATATATACAAATTGCGTAACAATTTTATATCAAAATCATAAAGAAAATATTCAAAAGGTTACATGGTGCAAACAAAGTATATAAAGAATGAAAACAATCTTATCTTTGTTAAAAATGTCAGATAAGGTCACAGATTATGAACCACACTTTGTCGCAACAGTCAATAAAAATGGTTCCGTATATCTTGAGAAAGGTAGAAAGTTCGCAGGTCGCACTGTACACGTCTACCTGGTCAAAGATCAAGATGATATGACCGAATATGATGACATAGAACGAAACGAATAACAACAGCGAATTAACACGGAGTTGAACCACGGAATGAATAGTGATATCTTTAAAACAAAACCAGGTGAAAACTCCGGCAGGCTCTCATAGGTGTCTGGCGGGGTGAAAGCGGGATGTATCAATGCACGCTATTAGATTCCAGATGGCAAATAAATACACATCTGGAGGATAATATAGTTAACACTAAGTCCTGGAAGATGGCAGTAAAAGCATATCTCAGGAACAGTGGCAAAAGAACTTTTCTATACAACGAGTTACCAGACTATCTCAAAAGCAAAAAGTGGCATAGCAGAGCAGCCGCACGTGAAGAGATCGCGCTTGTAAGGACCGTAAAGAATCCACCAGGCTCAAAGGCATCTCACGCAGGAGAGTGGAGGGTAACATGACCTATTCTTATTTATCTTATGAATTGAAATTTTTAAATAGACAAAGGGAAGGGCGTTTATATGGCCAAATCAGGGAAGAAGAAAACCGGGCGACCAATTAAAAAACCGGAAGTATTTAACTGGACTCCACAACGGAGGAAGGCAGCTTTATTGTTATCAGAAGGCTTGTATAACAATAAAGAAGTTGCTAGCATGGTTAAGGTAACACCTCAAACTATATCAGTATGGAGACAATCGCCCGAGTTCTTGAAAGAGATTGATCGCCTTACATTTGAGAACGAACTTGCCACAAGAGCGGGCCTATTAAGACTGGCTTTTCAAGGAGTAGGGACTAACCGGGTCGACCTCAAGGAAGATAAGAACACCACTCTTGACTGGGCCAAGTTCATCATTGATCTTATCCCGCAGGACACCAAGGACGACGACGACAAGCTCAGAGCTCTAACTGATGCTATCATGGCAAGTGCAGGGAAGTGAGGGCATTGGTTTATGATATTATAATTTTTATATTGGGTACCCTTGGTCTTATATGGATAATCAAAGAAATTGTTATACCACTCGGAGATGGTCTGCTTTATGCTGTAGGTGCGACTATTTTTGATATGTGGCGCATTGATTGGTCTAAAGCGTGGAAAATGCCTCTACCAGTTACAATATTTATATTAAAGTATTTTTTTAATAATTTCCTTGACAGATTCGACTGGGGAGAAATTACAGAAAGAAGATCTGGCCGCAAAAGATGGAAGCCATATTTCCATTATTGGACTGTAGGAAGCAAAGGAGCCAGTAAATGACATTCAAACCGGGCTCATTCTCCAATAAGCAGATTGATGCAATAGCAAACTGTGACGCTCGCCTAAACATCCTTGAAGGATCCGTCCGAGCAGGTAAAACCATAGCCACTATAGTGGCACTTGCCAACATCATCGTGAGACTACCAAAAGACGCGAATATAATGTTCTGTGGGAAAACCGAGCGTACTCTGTACCGAAACATTATGATGCTCATGATGGAGATATTCGGCCCTACCAGAGTGAAGTATTCAAAGGGTTCAGGGGAGGGGCAGATATTCGGCAGGCGGTTCTATGCAGTTGGTGCAAATGATGAGCGGGCACAGGATAAGATCAGGGGTATCACATTGTCCTTTGCCTACTGTGACGAAGTATCACTGTATCCTGAAAGCTTTTTCACTATGCTGCTTTCAAGACTATCCGAGCCGGGCGCACGACTACTGGCAACAACCAACCCGGACAGCCCATACCACTGGCTTAAGGTCAACTATCTGGACCGTGAGGAAGAGCTCGATCTTAAGAGCTGGCACTTTCTACTAGAGGAGAACGAGAACCTAGATTCTGCATACGTGGCATCATTGAAACAGGAGTACACAGGCCTCTGGTACAAACGGTTCATACTCGGCCAGTGGGTCCTTGCAGAAGGTGCAGTCTATGACATGTTCGATGAAGATAAGCACGTCAGGGAAGCTCCGGAACTCAAAACCTATACTGATCTATACGTAAGCTGCGACTACGGAACAACCAACCCATGCGTATTCCTGCTATGGGGTGTAACGGTCAACAATGAACGCCAGATCATCAAAGAATACTACTGGGACTCAAAAGAGGAAGGCAGGCAAAAGACAGACGCGGAATACCTAGCAGACTTCGAGCAGTTCATCGAGGATATAGAGCTCGACGGCACAATAGTGGATCCTTCGGCAGCCTCGTTTATCCAGGCACTCCGGAGGGCTGGCCATTATGTGATTGAAGCTGATAACGCCGTACTCGATGGAATCCGGGAAGTATCAACGGAGCTATCACAGGACAACATCTATATCGATCCATCCTGCAAGAACACCATCAAAGAGTTCTCCGGGTATGTGTGGGATAAGAAGGCCGGAGAGAGGGGAGAGGACAGACCACTCAAACAATCTGATCACGCAATGGATGCACTCAGGTACTTTGTACATACTGTTCCATTAGATGAGAACGTAAATTATGCAGAGTCACCTATGCCGGCCATGGGTTCAGCCGTTCCGCAGTGGTGATCTTCCTTATATTTTTCTTTAATCGGGTAATATACTTTTTTTATAGACGCATTTAGCATAAACTATAAATAATATTGCTAGTATATAGAGTATTGCCGAGAGGCGAATTAACACCAGGAACGAATTAACATGACATTGAACAAGACAACAATTGAGGCACTTGACCGCATGGAAGACAGGATTAAACCTCTGGAACAGTCTCTTATCACAAAAAAAGAGCAGCGTGACAGGATGCAGGAAGATATGAAGAGCATCAAGAAAGCTGTCACTGTGGATATACTCGACATGTCAAAGGACAAGGATGTAGCCAAAGAACTCGGTCTGACCAACCAGGCAGACAGGGACAGGGCCGTCGAGGAAAGACTTGAGCAGGATCCAGAGTACATGCGCCTAGATGCAGCCGTCACAATGCTTGAGAAGGAGATAGCCCTCATGCAGATAGACATCTCATTCGAGCGCAGAAGGTTCCAGGTATGGCATGTTGAACAGCTAAAGAAGGCCGCAGGGGTGGAGTAAATGGCAGATATAGGTTATGAAGAGCTAGCTGCACACATACTTGGTGTTGATATAGACGACAACGAAGTATATGACAGCTTAGAAGACTTATTCTATGAGAAATACGATATTGACCTTTCTTTCTATTTTTTGGGTACACGATTGCAGGTGTGTGGAGTTGTTGGAGGTTGAGGGACAATGAGTCATGACAATGAACCAGAACAAAAACTCTGCACTGTTATCGAAATCAGATACAAAGGTGAAGTGCTGTTCGAAACACAACTTGACGAAATTGTCAATGACGCCGATTTGGTTGTTGAGACTGACCTAAAATCAGTACAAGTTTGTCGCAAATGCAAGCGACGGGGGTCATATCACAAGTATCCAAACAAGGGATTATGTTGTGATGGTGTTCAGCCGCGGGTTTGTGAGGAGTTGGGGTTCATATGAGAGTCAGACTCGTAGATGTAGACAGCAAGATCCCAAACCTTGCTTTGATGAAGCTCTCGGCTTACCACAAAGCACGTGGTGACGAGGTTGGCTTTGGTGTTGTTGATCCAGACAAAGTGTATGCATCTGTGATATTCAAGAAGAACAAGCATATGGTTGATGGTCTGCCGTTCTTTTATCCAGGTGCTGACATCGTCGTTGGTGGTTCGGGGTATGACCTCTCAGTTACATTGCCTGATGATGTAGAGTTGATGAAACCAGACTATGATCTCTATCCAGAGTGTGAATCATCGATTGGGTTCTCTACCCGTGGATGTTTCAGGAAGTGCCATTTCTGCATCGTGCCGGAGAAAGAAGGCAGGTTCAGGACAGTCCAGCATCCAAGAGAGTGGTATGATGAACGCTTTGATAAGATAATGTTCCTCGACAATAACATCATTGCAGACAAGAATTGGTTCTTTGAAGTTACCGACTGGTGCATTGAAAAGAACCTGCAAGTGTGGTTCACACAGGGTCTTGACATCCGACTGCTTGACGAGGAAGTTGCCAAGCAGCTGCTTCAAATGAAAGTATGGAAAGGGATCTTCTTTGCATGGGATCATATCGAAGATGAAACAAACATCAAAGAAAAGATAGCTCTCCTCAAGGAAGTCGGGTTCAGTGATTCAAAGCTACGCCGCGATGTTCAGTTTTACGTCTACGTGGATGATGATTCGGAGTATGAATCCGGTGTATATCGTTCACGGGAACTCAAGAAACTCGAATGTAACTCTTTTGTGATGTTCAATATCGACACGGAAGCTACCGAGCGGATCAAGCTCCTGCAACGCTGGACTATCCGCAAAGAGCTCTACTGGACCAAAGACATCGATGACATTGTTCCGAGGAGAATGTGGAAAAAATGTGGGGTGACTGTATGACATCACAATGCCCTTACTCCCTCTCCTGCTCATCATACTCCCCAGACTCACAAACATGTCAAAAAGAGCCGGGGCCGTATTGTGGGAAGTACCGCAACTTCCTCATGTTTGACATCCGGCACGGCGAGCGTGCGGAGAAGAGGAGGCGGCTTGTGAGAGCTGTTAAGGTGAGGTTACTGACGGTGTTCTACCTGTCGGCTGCTCTTGTGTTTTCGTATCTGATGACATGGGTGTCGCTGGAGCCTGTCTACTACCCGGGCCATACATTTGCAATCATTCACGAGACATGTGAGTTCGTGGATGAGTACAAGATTGGTAAGCTGAACTATCATCCACAGAGCAAGAATGTCGATTGGGTGAAGTTTGCCCGAGAGATATCTGATTTTTTAGATGAATGGGAGGAGATCACAAAAGATGCCAAGACCTGAGAAATGGATCCCACAAAAAGACATCTTAGGTCTACAAACACTCATAGAAGAAGGGTGGACCCAAGAACAAATTGCAGAATACTACTCAAAAAGACTACCATACAAAGTTGCACAGCGGACTATATCAAAGAAGCTGGAGGAGTTGAAACAAGAAAAAAAGGACTAATCCTTCTGTCGATACTTCTCTTTTAATTTTTCGTGGATATTATGTTCCGTGGCAAGGTGCTCCACAGCCACTATGACTGCTTCAGTCATGTTTTTAAAATAGCCTTCGTTTACAAGGATCTCAAGCTCGTCAAGTGTTCGCTGTGGTAGCCTGAACCCCTTCGTCGTAGTCATCACCATGAGAAGTATTTTTACACAAATAATATTTTGCTACTGTCTATGTATGTACGGTTGTACAACAACATATATAAAAATATCATGTATGTAAATTGCTAATACACTAGTATGCACCTATGTATAACAAAACTTATATGCATCAAAGTATATTATTGACATGAATAGTACAATCAATACTTTCACCACGCTAACTCATGCTTAAAATACCACAAATGATATTCTAGTAAATGGTTGCATTGGGTAATCAAAAAAGTAGAGTTGACAACAGGCGTCGAGTAGCTACCTCAACGCCTGAGCCACGAAACGAATTAACATTCTCTAATCAGCTTTGCTCATATATAAGTATATGCGAAACAATGAGCATAATTATATATTTTATTGAAGAACATATAACTAGTTATGGAACGAATTAACACCGATAGTCCAGACTCTATCGAGACGGATGACCCAATGACAACCATTCAGATTAAATCATCCACTCGTGAGACTCTCAAGCAACTGCCAGGCACGTATGATCAAATACTTGCTACTACTTTTAAGCAAACTTCCACACCGGCACCGAAAACAAAAGAGGAAGGCGTCGTCTTTGTATCGTCAACCGGGAGCATCTACACCGCTCCAACCATTGACGCAGACAAGATTGTGCAGTTCCTTGAGAACCCATATCTCCGGAGTGCTCTAAACAGCTATATGAACATTATTTTCCCTGCACCGGTTGAGGTTGAAGTCACGGGCCCCGACGGCGAGATCGACGAGGACATGACAAAACAGTTCAAGAGCATTGTAAACAGTCCAAATATAAGGCTCAACGAGCTGATGAAAAAGGCATATTGGAACCGCATGGCCTTTGGATGTGGGATATTAAACCCTGTCTGGAGGCGTGACGGCAACGAACTACTCCCGTACAATTTCAGGATATTGCCCTCGGATTCTTTCGATACTGCCCCTGATGGCTACGACGAAGTCTACAGCAGCATCATGCAGGGCGTTGTTATCAATGACAAGGGCAAGGTCGAAGTCTGGCAGCGCAAGGATAGCATGAGTATGGATACTACACAGATTAAGAACTTCTACCTGGTCAAGGATCCTATGGACTCTGGCCTTGCAGGAGATTCCCGGCTTGTTCCACTCATTGCTATTCTGGATATGCTCAAATACTGCTGGAACACCGAAATGCAGGCATGTAACCGCGCAGGCAGCCCCATAGTTTTTATCAAAGTCAGCAGTCCACAGAAGGGCAACAATAAGAACGGCGGTGTCGGGGATGTAGAATACGCTAACAAGATCATCAAAAACTGGAGTGTTAACAAACAATACCAACTCAGGGAGAACATGGAGGTTGTTACTGTTGACACAAAGGGCAGCAAGAATATACTTGATACTATCACGGTCCTGGAGCAAGTAATAAACGACTATTTCTCACCTACAAAGCTCATCAGCAAAGACGGCAGCCATCCCCTCGGTTCATCAGGTCCTGAGCTGCAACTGCTCAACCAGGCAATTCAGAGTGAGCACAGGTGGCTTGAAGATCAGTTCGAGCAACTTCTCAACAAGTACTTTGAATATAATGCATACCCCGAAGGCTACCAGGTACACCTGCACATTCCTATCATCGAACCTGACCAGAGCGAGCTACACATCCAACAAGTTGACATGGCTATCAAAGGTCAGGCGGTTGACCTGGACGACATCAGGGCAAAGCTCGGATTCGACCCGGCAGATGATGAGAAAAGGGCAAAAATAGCCGAGTTCTGGCAGTCTCAGCAACCGGCACAGGCCCCCGCCGAGGCCTTACCATTCAAGATGAAAGACCATAATCACGACCACGAGCCGTTAAACTTCCGCAAACATCCATATGTCAAGGCCATCGAGGAAACTGAAGAACTTATAGACAGTGCTCTCAAGGACAGCCTGGAATCTATGAGCGATAAGATAATGGAAGCTGTCAAGGAGAGTGTTGAATAATGCCTCAAAACGAATCTGACAGGATAGACGAATTCCCTCCCGATCTTGAGCAGGCTGTCGAGTCAGCGGTCGGTATCATGGCATCTGAGCGGCTCACGATCCTTGTCAAGAACGCAGGCAAAGCGTACATGGCCGGGGATGTATGGGCGCACAGGAAACTAAAAATAGACATCGACTTCGATGTAGTGCAGCAGGAAGCCCTGGACTATGTGAAAGCGTACAGGAAGGAAGTACAGGCCGGATACACAACTATCAAAGGCGAAAAAATATACTGGCTCCGGGACCGCACAAAAGACGAGCGAAAAAGGATAGTCAATGTTATTGAAAAGGGCATAAAAGAAGGTCAGAGTATCCCTGACATTGCCAAGGCCCTGCGGAGCGAGGTTGATGTTCTCGAGAGTCAGGCAACCCGTATCGCACGCACTGAGGTAGCACGGATCCAGAACCATGGGGCTATCAACCGATTCAAAAAATACGGGATTGAAAAAGTAAAATGGTTAGTATTTGAGCCATGTGAGCTGTGCGCACCATTTGCCAATAATGTTTATGAGATTGATAACCTACCGGATGAGATTCCCGTACATCCTGCGTGCCGCTGTGCCCTTGCTCCAGTTGTTAACAACTAACAGAGGAGCGAATTAACATGATAAGCCTATACCTTGCCATCGTTGGGGAGTTGTTCTACCATTACGGCACATTCTTCCTTAAAAGGTGGAAAGACCCCACTATTCCGTATGAGTGGGACTATTTCTTCATAATGGTTATTGCTATGATGATCACGTATGCAGCATTCCTACATGGGCTTCTCGGGAACATCGTGCATGATATAGCGATAGTGTTTGCGAGCAACAAGGCCGGGAGGGTAATCCTGACAGGGTTAAGAATAATATTATAAATTCATGCAAAATCTTGCTTAAGAACATTACTTATATATGTAACCTTCGTCAAAATTAGCAACGGAACGAATTAACATGGCAGCTATGAAACGAATTAGACTGTTCTGTACTGGATAGGCTACTCGGTGAGCTTACGCTTTGTTTTTCTTCCACTCATATTGGATTACAACTATCTAAAACCAAAAAATAGAGGTAAAATATGGCCATAGAAACGATAATTATGGAAAATCTAGAGTCGCTGTCATGGTTTGCAGTGGCTACGATTGGTGCTGTCACCCTCGCAATGAGGAAGTACGTACCAGTCATGTGGAAAATTGTCAAGGATGGTGACATCGATGCAGCAGACATGAGTCTTGTCCTCGCACAGTTCAACACAGGAAAGCTGGCAAAGATCGCCAAGAAGCTGGAAAACCTTGATGCTCAGGACATAGAAGGGTTCTACAACATGGGAACTATGACTGATGAGGAGCTCAAGAGCTTCATGAATGCTATGTTTGAGCTTGCAGGCGTATCCCGTGACGAGAGGGACACTGTCATCAAACTGGTAGCAGATGGCAAGACCAAGGACATGGATTATATTTTCGAGGAGGTCGATGTCGAAGCGGTAAAGGCCCTCGTGGTTGCATTCAAGCAGCTTAACATGACACAGTTCATGACAAACAAGGATGCCACTCCTGAGATGAAAGAGAAGCTCTATCAGGCCGTCAAGGCAGCTATGAGCAAGAACACCAGCGACCTTAACGCACTACAGAAGGTGCTCGTATAAGGGCGTGGTCGGCAATGGCAGGGACGATAAAAAAGAATCTGACCAGAGCCAAGCGGGCAATAACAGGGGCTAAAGCCCCCACGCCTGCGGAAGCTATCAAAAGATGCTCGATTGATATCCGTAAACTCGAATCCAGGGAGAAGATCGAGAGAAGAGATTATAAGAGACTGATGGCGGAGTATGAGTCGTTGGAAGGCAGAGGGATGACACGCGAGGCTGATGCACTCCTTGATAAGATCGTATCAAAGGAAGGCCTGATAAAATCACTGTCTCAGCAGATAGTAGCCAGAAATAACTATGTCAACAAGCTCGAAAAGTGCGAATCACTTGCTGAGTTCGCTAAAATGAATGATGAGTTTCTTGGACTTGTTAAAGGACTTGAGATGCAGGGCGTGTCGCCAGAAGAGATCGAAAGCAATGCAATCGAGATGCAGAGTGCAATGGATAAGTTGTCAGATATCACAGAGACTGTAGAGTCCTCTATGGAGGCCGCATATGTTGATGAGGTAAGCAACAACCAGCGCAAGGAAGCTATCCGGGCTGAAACTCGTGCAAAGATCAGAGCTGAGAAGGGAGCAATCCCGAAGGATATCAGCCAGGACCTTTAAAGCCGGGACTCTCCGGCTGTTATTTTTTATGGTGATTATATGGACTTTGAAGAAGCACTAAAGGAACTTAAATCCGGGAAAAAGATTACAAACAAAAACTGGAATGGAAAGGATATGTATCTGTTCATGCAGCCCGGATATCTAAACGGAGTTCCAGCTAACGAGGTTACGGCAAAGGGAATGGGTATTCCCGTGGGCAAAGAGGTGAAGGTAGACCCGTACATAATGATGGTAAATGCCGACGGCTTTTTGGTGCCATGGACTCCTTCGCAGATGGATCTCTTTTCTCTCGAATGGGAAGTAGTTTAAAATTAAAATGAGTTGACGGGATGGAAGGGTAGTGATATTCTCACCACCTTTCTATTACTAAATTAATTAATGTTGGTTATATACTTTCTGACGAGGTTCTTATGAATTATACAGCAGAGGCAGAGGCAAGGGGCTATGCACAGGCGGCGAGCAGTCTTGAGAAAGATGATCCGCACAGGGCAAGTGAACTGTATGCAGAATGTGCAAAACTCTACACTCAGATAGCCAACGACCCCGAAACTGACAACCCCGAGTACTATAAGCAAAGAGCAGAAGATTATCAGGACTTGTCAAAAAGAGTGCTACCACGCAGCATTAACGAGGGTAATGCAAAGAGCATTAAAGAAAATCTGGTCATGGCTCAAATACCTGACATATCATTTGCAGATATAGGAGGCCTTGAGGACATAAAGCGGGAGATCAGGAAGGCCATTATCTATCCATTTTCACACAAGCACATCTATGATTATTACGGCAAGAAGGCCGGACAGGGTATTCTAATGTACGGCCCCCCCGGATGTGGTAAAACCATGATGGCAAAAGCCGCAGCACATGAGAGCGGGGCTGCATTCATCAACGTCAGGACATCGACTATCATGTCACGATATGTAGGCGAATCCGAGCAGCATATCAAAGAAGTGTTTGAGGCTGCCAGGGAGCACGAGAAGGCAATCATATTCTTTGATGAAATAGACAGCATTGCCTCTCGCAGGAGTGAGTCGGAGGATTACATTAAGCGAGTTGTGAACGAGCTACTAACGCAACTGGACGGCGTGGATACATCAAATGATAACTTTCTTGTTATCGCTGCCACAAACACCCCGTGGTTAATCGATCCGGCTTTCCGCAGGCCTGGAAGATTTTCTAAACTACTACTTATTCCAGAACCTGATCATCCTGCACGGGAAGCAATTCTTTCAAACAATTTCAAAAACAAACCGTTCACTGGAATACATGCGGCTGATATTGCAGCAATGACAGCAGGATATTCCGGGGCAGACCTTACAGCACTATGTGAGGATGCTCTTGACCTCCCTCTCCACGAAGCTCTGAGCACCGGCAACACCCGGCCGGTAAACATGGGGGATATCATGCAAGCACTCGATGGCCGGCAGAGCTCAACAAGATCATGGTACATAGAAGCAGAGCGAGAACTTGAGAAATATGGTGAGAAAGACATATTCACTTTTTAGGGTAGCTGCGTATGAATTGCGGCATAACTTATATATGCAACTTACATGATACAATTGTTAAGAGCAAACGCAAGGATTTTGTGGCTGCTTTGGTCTGAAACGAATTAACAACTACCTGAACGAATTAACATAGAAGCGAATTAACATGGATGAACAGAAGGTCATCACCGAGCCTAGACTGTTTTTGCATAGCGAAGCTAGCCCACACTCCACACATGATGCCATAGTTCAGACTCTCGACCGAAATGTCGGAGGCGTACCACTTTCTACATCGATGTTTGAATCCAGTCTCAAAGACTGGGATGGCATTCCCCTTGTGTTTGCTCAAGACCATCCTGATATGGAACTATATGAGAGGGATCCCGAAGCAGCTCTGGAAGCTGTCAAAGGTCGTCATGTAGGTACATTTTCAGACCCCGCTATCAAGAAAGAAGGCCATCCAAGGCTGTGGGGTAAGTTCAATTTTACTGACCCGGAAATGAAAGAGTTATCTGATGAGGGGAAACTGTCTCTATCTACTGCTTTCTGGGCTTTAAAACAAAATGGTGAGTATGTCGGTACAAGACCACAAAATATCCTGGTGTTCCAAGAAACAGAGCGCGACCTCCCTCGTGATCTTGGTACCGGCATACTCAACAAAGATTCTCATAATTCAAATCAACTAAATCAACTAAATGGTGAAAACATGCCAGACGAAACGAATGACAAACTAGTTTCCACCCAGCTCGTGGCTGTTCAGAACAAGTATGAAGCAGCAGTTCAGGAACTGGAGACTACAAAGAAGGAACTCAAATCCGAGCAGGTCAAAAATAAGACTCTCGAAGATGAGAACGCAGCAAAGGACGAGAAAATAAAAGCACTTGAGGAAGAAAACCAGACTTTCAAACAGAAAGAAATCGACGGAAAGTGGGTAGCTCTCAAGAACAAGTTACCAAAGGGACTAGTACACGACGAAGCAGCAACCAAAGCCTCCAGAGAAGAGTGGGAGAAAGACCCGCAGGCATTCATGTTCAAGGTCGTCGATGCTATGAGCAAGCAGCCAGACGGCACAGAAGAAGAAGGGCAGCAGTTCAGGCAGCATGGCAGGACTGAAGACGATGTCCAGGTAGATAAGGACCTGGAAGAAATGGGGATCAATCTGATTTAAGGTGGTAAAAATGGCAGCAGGAGATATAAAAGGACCTTGTAAGGTTATCAAGGTTACAAGTGGTGCAGCAGTCACAGTTGGTCAGGTTGTACACATTGGATCTGACGGGTATTGGGGTCCGGCAGCAGATACAGATGTCGGTAAATTCGGAGTTGCTCTTGATGCAGCTAGTGGCTCCGGGGAAGAGATCAGGATAGTTATAGAAGGGCCTGTAGAAGTCACTGCAACAGCAGCAGCAATCGCCAAAGGTGCACACGTCATGGCCGGAGCAGGTGGGCTAGTAGCAGAAGCAGACCATGTGGCAGCATATGATATAGTCGGTACTGCACTGGACGCATTCTCAGCCAGTGGTACGGCCACGGTCCATGTAGGTATGATGTGAGGTGTAAAATATGCCTGGAGTAACAACAGCAACAAGTATTAACGGCGTCCTCGATGCAAATGCAAAGAAGATACTCACTAACGTAATGAAAGAATCTGTAGAGATGTCCGGGGTTTCCCAACTCTTGCAGAGGGTCCCGGTTCCAAATCTTGTAGGTTCTATACCAGTAGCATCTGCCGGAAGCGTTGACGAGGATCTTGACGAGTTCGAGCACAGTGATGTAAACGGCGGTAAGTTCTACAACCTTGAATACAACCTCAAGAAGGACCGTGTTAAGCTCATGTCCTCAGATGAGGCAGAAATCAAGAGTCTTAAGGGCAGTCCTCTGAGCATCCAGATATCTGCAAGTGCCATGCAGCTCTCTGCAACACTCGATAAGAAGTCAGCAGAAGCACTGGACACCGCCCCACAGACCGTATCAGCAGCCACTCTTTGGGATACATCTACAAACAACATCTACAAAGAGATATCAAGAGCAAAGGCTCTGATGAAGCCATATAAGCCGGATGCTATTATCATGACACAGGATGTATATGATGCGTACATCTCGAATGATACTCTGCTCACACTAGCAACAGGTAACCCTACAGTCATGCAGAACTCTGAGGGAATCATGCCAGGCACATCCCTGAACGTCTTTGTGGATGATAACATCACAGCAAAGAGTGCAATCCTGTGCAAATCTCAGGTATGTGGTGCAATTGGTCAGGGCCCTGTTAAAGCTCGCCAGTGGGACGATGGAGACAGTGGTGCAAAGGTCTACCAGTACGATGTATTCAGACAGGCAAAGGACTGTATCTTCAAGAACGCAAGCAACAAGAACATGGCAGCAGTACAGATCACAGGCCTAATATCCTGATTCTGTACTCTTTTCTTTTTTGAGGGGATGCAATGGGTATCACACTAGACGCTGATTGGATCGCGGATATATCCCCGTACTCAGTAGGTGACACCGGGAGTGAAACGATTACAACAGCACAGTTATCTCGCTATCTCGGTGTAGTCGAATCCAGAGCAGAAGAGGATAATGCAACAGATTACATGATGGCACTACTGGTGTGTGATCTCATTGAAAGGAAAAACGGAAACCTGAATATCAAATCTGAGAAAATTGGATCTGATTATTCAATCCAGTATGACAATGCAGAGAAAACACAGTATATGGGACTGTATGAGCAGGAACTTGCACGACATGAGCAGGGATTGGTAGCATCTGACGGCATTGACAGAGCGGACTCGGTGCTCGAGTTCTCGAAACTCGACCAGGTTAGACTCCCAGACACGAACCAAGACGATGATTTCAGTACATGGTGATAATGTTGTCATTTACTAACCTCTTAATTCACAGTTGCACGATAGTGCATAAGTCAGTAGATCAGGAACTCAGATATGATAATAAAACTGAGAACTTCCTGATAGGAGACACCATCACCGGGCAGTCGAGCGGGGTATCCGGAATACTAGAAAGTATATCAGGAGACTCTAACGGTATCATGGTCTTGAATGGAGTGTCCGGGTCATTCATCGACAACGAGACAATAACCGGCTCTACACAGGGAAGCGCATCAGCAAACGGTACGAACTACGACCACTTGGACGAATACGGAACTCCGGACATAACAAAGTCTAACATTACTACAAACTGCAGATTCTATGCACCCAGAGGCGATATAATCAACCAGGCAACCGGGGATATCTTCAAATCACTACCATCTGTGACATTGCCTGCAAACATTGACCCGATGATAGCCGAGAGAGTAATCGGCCACTCTGAAGGATTTGAGAGAACATACACTATCAAGAACCCAAAACCCTCATATGACCGCAACGGCCTGCATCACTGGACGTGTGAGCTTGAGGTGGTCGAATGACACGAATCTACGGTATGGATGAAGTTCTCGGCAATATGGAAGAGCTAAAAGAAGATATGCAGGACAAGATCGAGAAGGCATTAACAAAAGGTGCCATGGTCGGAGAAGGCCATGCAAAGCGGTACTGTCCTGTCGATACTGGCACACTCCGCAGGTCTATTACTACACAGACACACAAGAAGAATATGCGTAATGTGGTTGTCAGATGCGGCACCAACATCGAATATGCACCGTATCAGGAATTCGGAACTGTCAGGATGGCAGCGCAGCCCTTTATGAGGCCGGCATTTTTCAATCACAAAAGGCAGATCATCAGAGCAATATCACAGGAGCTTAAGAGATGACCCTTGAAGCGGCTCTTAGAACCTTCCTGATATCAAACAACGATGTGTTCAACATCACAGCAAACCGCATATTTGTGGGCGAGGCTCCCATCAACTCCCTGTATCCCCAGATAGTCATATCCAAAGTAGGAGATTTGGAGCTGGATGAGGATGTAAGTAAGGCATACGAGGAACTCCTGCAGGTTACATGCAGGGCAGAGCAGGACGAGTATAATGATAAACACGGGTACCGAGATGCTTCTAACCTTGCTGATACTGTCCGGTATGCTCTTCGGAGTCAGGCGGTCAGAAACAGCCAATGGACTGACTCAGATGATGTTTTCCATATTATTAATTGTCAATATCGTGGCAATAGAATCCTCAGGGATGGGGATATCTACGACAGCCCGATAGACTTTGCGATCAAATACACAGAACAGTAAACAAAAATAAACATGAACGGAGCGAATTAACAACATGGCAGAATATACAGGCGATGACGTAACCCACAGCCAGCAAGTCCGGCATTTTATCGGCGGAGTTCAGAAAACTGAAAACATAACAACCGATGGAACTGATGAAACAAATGGATACATTGCCCTTGAGGGGAAAGCCGAATATGGAAGCGTGCAGCTCCTTGTCGATGGAGTCCTCACGGGAGTGGATCAGTTCAGTGATGCAGCGGGTACAGAGGCAGCCACAGACGATTCCGGTGTCCAGTCTATCAAGTACACTGGCCTGGTGGCCGATCAGGCACTTGTAATCTATTATCTTGATATCGGAACCACACCCCTCTCTGAGGTAGCTGTATCGAAAGGTGTGACAACTGACTGGACTGCTAACGAAATTACTGAAGAGGTGGACGGACAGGCAAACCAGATCACTGTAACGGGAGCAACACGGCAGACAGCCACACTCAACTCACTTGTGTACAACCAAGACCTACCAAAAGCTTTCCAGGGGGACCAGGTCATAGATTCGAGCAGCAATAAGCTGTGGACTACAAAGCAGACCGCATTCAGGAAAGTAGGGGCAATGGTAAGCAAGAAAACTGACGCATCCGGGAATCTGGTGTACAAGTACTTCTTCTACGGATGCACACCAACCGGCAGGAATCTGGACCTTGGTACCGGCGTGATCTACAAGAACTCATTCACAATGAACGTGGACGACCATGCAGAGTTTGAAGTCTCTGCATAATACTTTCTTATTTCTTTTTTGATATAGGGAGCGAATTAACATGGTAGCAGCAACAGAAACAGCCGCAACAACAGCAAATAGCCAGACCGGACAGAAAGAGGATCCGAGACTTTCACAGAAATTCAATGACATCCAGAAAGATGATGAGGCCAACCTCACAATAGCTGAGAGGCTAATCCTTGCATCACATGAGCGTGAATTTGAGTTTGAGTGGTGTGGTGTACCTATCCGGGCAAAAGTACCCACTGGAACCGAATCTGATACGATGCGTAGGCTATTCGATGGTATCCTCAAGGGTAAGAGCAGCGACATAGAGAACGACCTGTTTGAAGTCTATGGCATGGTAGCGGATCATGTTCTGGACGATTCAATAGACGTGGATTTCCTCAAGAGGCGAGAGATAGGCCACGGGTTTGTGGCTGCATTCATAACATTGGCAACCCGCGCAGACCTTGAGCCTTCCGGGGCGGTCAAGAATTTTCGCATTATCTAATTACGGAAAAGAATTAGGCAGACGGCTGCACTATTTCGGCATTACTCTCGAGTACTTGAGAAACTGCAGCCTGGACGACAGAACGTATTATTTGAACGCTGACATATCATCGAGCTGGCAACTATGACAGGTGAATCGTTAGGAGAGCTGTACGTTGACCTTGACCTACGGAAAGGTACATTTGATCGCAAAGTAGACCAATCCAAGCAGAAAATATCGAGCCTTGACGGTGCAGCCGCTGGCCTGTCAAGTACCATGGTTGGTCTTGGTGCCGTGGGTCTGGCTGCTGCCGGGGCTGCAATGGTCGGCATAACGAAACGGGCAATCACGCTAGGTAGTGAGCTGCAGGAGATAGACAGCAAGTTCGAGGCAGTGTTCAAAGGTGAGGCAAACGATGCGGAAGCATGGGCTACTTCGTTCTCAAACAGTGTAGGTAGATCCGAAAAAGAGCTTAAGAGCTTCCTGTCAACATTCCAGGACACCTTTGTACCCCTTGGATTCTCTCGTAAAGAGGGTGCCGAGATGTCAAAGACCCTCACTCAGCTTGCTGTTGATATGTCAAGCTTCAACAATAAGAGCGAACCTGAGACAATAGCAGCCCTGCAGTCTGCTCTAGTGGGTAATCATGAGACTATGCGCCAGTACGGTGTCATAATCACCCAAGCCACACTCGACCAGGAACTGCTCAACATGGGTATTGAGGGCGGTGTACGTGCTGCATCTGAGCAAGAGAAAGTGCTTGCCAGGCTCAATATCATTATGGAAGGTACAACTGACGCTCAGGGTGATGCTGTGCGGACATCTGATGAGTTCGCTAACATGTCACGAGCGCTCAAGGGCACGCTCACAGACATGATGGCAGAAGCAGGTCGGAAAGAGTTGCCTGAACTCACGGAGGTCCTTGTAGACTTCGATAAATGGGGCAAATCTGGAGGATATAACAACATTCAGGACTTCTTTGATGACGTGGCCGGTGGGGCATCGTTTGCTGCTAAAGGCGTATCGTTGCTCACACAGACATTTGGCGATCTGTACGGGGTAGTAACTACACAGAAAATGGAAGTGCCTGAGGGCATGGTTCCAACGGGGTATGATCCAACCGATCCTTCGACGTCCTGGATGTATTCCAGCGGTATGATGCCAGATATGACTGTCTGGAATAGCATGAGCGATAAAGAAAAACTAGACGCCGCAGAAGCTTTTCAAGAGGCACAGGCTGCAGCCCGTGAAGAAATCGAAGGTCAGAACGATGAGCTGGAAAGACAAAAGGAGCTTCTAGAAGAGAACAACAGTGCAATTCCTGATTGGGCTGGGAACTCCGATTATATTCGTGACAGGCTTGATGAGTTAGGGATAGAGAAAGGTACTCCCGGCAATCCAAATACAAAATACAATATAAGCAGTTTGTGGAATCAGGAAGATGGAAATCTGAATACCGATGCCGGTGAGGCTTCAAAAGAAGTAGTTACACAAGAAGTAAATCAGGATAACCACTTCGAAATAACTTTCAATGTCGAGAATGTTGAAACCGGAAGTATGGGAGAGTTCCAGGATACAATGTCAGATGGAGTGCAGCAGGCAATAGCCAGTGTAGGCAATCCTATTCGGGTGCCTAGGGATAGGTGAGATCACCTATAAGCTCCTACATATCCAATTGCCACATTGTCCGCATCTAAGAAATCATCTGAATTGATAAGATATACAAAACTTGTTTGGTAATCTGCGTCTGGATAGATATTAACAGTTTCGTGTGCAATGTTTTCACTATATGTGGCCTGGTGTGCCGAATACTCTATCCCATCTATCAAAACTTTCCAATTATGAGGATTAGTATTTATGAGTGTGTCCCCGGTGTTCTTGATATGGACATCCCATATAAGAAAAACATGGCCTTCCGGAGCTTCATATCTACCTATCTCAAAAACCGGCGTGACATTCTGTTCAAGATATTCAATGTTTTGAACTTGATCTGATGTGCTGTTAGTTGTATTGTTCTGCTCCGCAGAATCCCCAACACAGCCTGAAAAAGCAAGCAAGGAAAACAAGATTATAAAAGTTAGATATCGTGATTTCATACTAAAATATATGATGCCCGATGCAATATATATTATCCGCTGTATTTTTATCTTGAACTAGTGATAAACATATAAAGGATAAACGCCAATATATAAACACGAATTAACACCCATAAACTACCCCACGAAACGATTAACATGGCAACAATTGACGGTATAGAGTTTCAGCTAACTAATCTATTACCCAGGGTCATAAAGACCAACATCCGCAACAAAATACCGAACGGAAACAGGACATCAAACACCGTGCTCGGATTGGAAGGCCTGCGCATCACGTTAGATGGCAGGGTCAAGACTGAAGAGGAATATGATAATATCCTGAAAGCATTTTTGAGTGATGGAGAGAAGTCACTGGTCACTGAAGAGGGGTATGAGTACCGGGTATTTCTGGATAAGAACACTCCTCGAAATCACGTCTTGATGCGCAATTACAGTGAATATTATCCTTTTTCTTTTAATCTTGTATCGGAGTATCCTTATAAGTTCACATCCGCGACAACGATCCGGAGTAAATCTATAACTGCGGATGGCGAAAGGTGGTCAGCAGACGATTCTGGCAATGATATTTCTACGGCCGGGCATGTACCAACTATTCCTGATATTAAGATTGTAGCTGGGAATCCATCTGCAGAATATGGTCATGTTGGCAGAACAGTATTAGTCAATACCACCAACTCTTTTGATACATTCTCAGGTTCATATGTATTGAAATATGCAGACACACTTGATGGTGTCGATGGGCAGAAAATACATCTATCTAGGGTAGAATGCGAACTGCGTGATACAACTGATAATGCTAACACATCAGTGAAAGTGACATATGAGCATACCGGGCAAGCTGAGACAATGTTAGCTGAGTGGGTGCTGGGTACTAGCGACGATAGTTATCAACTTCATGAGTCAACAATAGATATCACTGCGCCAGTTGGGGAAAATGTTACACTTCGCTGGTATATCAGATCGACTACACAGGGATATGTCGTGTATGCCCGCAATCGTGGATACAATTATGAGTTCTACAGGAGAATACCTGCCACCGATGTCAGAATATTCAATACATCTGATACAGATGTTGTGATGAATGTTTCCAACACCGCATTCAAAGACGAGATAATTCAAATCAATGCAGATAACACCGGAAAAATAAAATATTCAGATAGTTTCGCAGACAATCGGTATTTGGATGTTGTGCACGAGCATTTTGGGGTGTCGCTTGATGGTACAA